AAAAAACAATGTACACATATCCATTCATGGTCGAATAAAATCAACTGTGTCTTCTCACTACAATGCGCACATATTCCTATATTCGTTTTTCTCATCTCTTAAATTCTCCCTTAAATATTCGCCATGCGTTTCAAGTTTTTCCTCGAATCTTTCCACAACTTCTAAGAGTCTACGTGATAATTCTTCTCTGCCCTCAGGAGTTGTTGTGGCTTTTAATGCCTTTAATTTCTGTTCAAACAAAAATTCATTTCTCCCAAACATTTCATGAGCTTCCTTTAATGATTTTTCAATGCGGTTGATTCTTTTTTGTGACAAGTTGTGATTGTTAAGGTCTTTATAAATTTGTGCGCTTGACATACCCATGACAAGCGCAACGTCTGACCAGTTCACTTGCAACATAACTTGTAACGTTCTTAACTCCATGTTAGGTGTGTCCTTGTCATCTTTCATTCTTACAATTTTTCTTTGCATTTTATCTTCCTCCTTGTTTATGGTTCTTCAATAATTGCGATATGTTGTTGCCGTCCATACTGTGTGGCTTCTTCGTGGTTGTCAAAGTATATGTCAATATGATATCCTTTAACCCCACTCCCACAATCCTCAGCGATATATGTATGCCCATCAATAGTAACTTTTGAACCATAAGGAATCACCGAAGGATCTACGGCAACCGTTCGCCCTGCTATACATGTCCTTCCTGTGGATGTTTGATTGCCCCAACATCCGGAACACTCTTTACATGAACAGTATGCAGTTGTTTCATATACTTGATAATTATCATAATATGATAAACTGTCTGCCGTAGTAGCATAACAAACTTTATTGCTTAATACACAAGCTAATAACAAAAACAATACTTTTTTTATCATTGTAAACTCTCCTATTTATAGATTTCAAAATGATTCAAAAGTGCGACACCTAAGTCTGATGCAAATCTTGTATCTTTTTGCCTTCTTATAAAATCCTCAACAACTTTTGACGTATATTTCCAGAAAGATGGTGTTTTATTGTCTTTTTCTTCATCAATTGCTTTCCATATACTCCAAAAATCTCGCATCATTTTGAAATTATCAGAATCCTTGTCAAAACTGCTCATGTTTAATTTCCTCCATTTTTATTGATTTTTTTTCCTTCAATGTAAGATAATCAATTACATATATTTCATCACGCCACTTTATGACAATCATAGGCATACTATTTCCACACGATAGCCATTTTTCAAAGGCAAATATTTGATTATCCTCTAACCTTGAAAAGTTAAAACTTTTAGTTCTTTCTGCTAACGTTTTGCAATCAAGTGCGATTGCTTTTCCCTCTTTTACTGCTATTATATCAAAGGGTTGTGCGCCCCGGTTATCAGGTGTGATAAAATGCACCCAATAACCTTTATTCGCTAATAGCTCGCACATTTCCCTCTCAAAAACAGTACCTGTTATTTTATTATTATTCATATCCTAGAAAAACGGCACATCATCAGATGCTGTGGCGGTTGCAAAATCTGCATTGTTTCCTTTATTGCCTGAGTTATCATCATCCGAATCTCTCTCAGGCTCTTTCCATGGTGGCAAGTTACCCTGTTTATCAGCCTTTACAAAATAATGTATTTTTGCGTTAGTATTTCCATTGTATTCTTCATGCTTGATTTGTGCTGCGCCAACCTTGCCAACCCAGTTAGCCATATTAAAATCGCCTTCAGGAATATCCTTGAAACTGTCGAAAAATTGTGTCAAATTTCGATTAGTTATTTCCGGTCTATCTTCCAAAAATACAATGTGGTGAAAAATATAACTGTTATAACCGCTAACATCAAACTTTAGCGTAAGCATATCATTACCACTTTTACTGACCACCTTATCTGCTGACGCAATCCTTATCCTATGCGTGCCAACAGGTATTAATGTGTAACTCTTCTCGCTCTCTGTTCTTTCATAACTCCAACTCATAATCTTAATCCTCCTTATTTTCGTCATTAGTTAATAATTTTATTGAAACACTTATATCATTACTCATATGATTAACCGCCGTTTTTACAAAATCAAAGGCTTCATCAGCATCATCAAAAATAAAATCATAATACTTTATTGTTACAACATATTTTTTCATATCACTTTTCCTCCTCATTAAATTTTATAAAATCCTCTGGTAAACATGCCTTACGAGTGTCTATCTGATTTTTTGCATATATGCTTTGTGTTGCTTCAAGTAGAATACCATGCTTGCCATCTTTGTTAATAAGGATTTTACCTACAACATCACAAAGACCGCATATATTATCCACAATTTTGGGGGAAATCTTAGGTATCAGCCTTGTGTACTTTGTGCCATCTGGATGCGTGAAATCTTCCGCAGTCTCCCACGCTGTCCACACGATATTCACGCCATAACCCTTCATGAATCTAAGGCTATTAACCAACTGAAACTGCATATACTGATAATCGCCCATGGCAGGTACACCTTTGTTTTTACCTTGCGCTCCAAGGTCAGATAAGATACAACGCTCCAACTCGCTGATGTTATCCACCGCTACAGTTTTTATATTGTTCTTCTTAATAAACTCAGGAGTAATTTCTTGCAACAACTGTTTCCATCCATCAAAAGTACCACTGATACCAGCTTCGGCGTTCTTTGCACGGTTTTCAACCTGTGCCACAAGTACCTTGCTTGTATCTTTTACAATCTCACCTTTTGCAAGGGTTTTTCCAATTGTCCTATCTACATCTAGCACAAGCGTGTTCCCCTCGGATGCTTCAGCTATCAGTCCGATAGCTGTACTCTTACCAACACCCGGAGCACAATATAACAGAGCTGTGTAGACATTATTGTTAATTTCGTTAATGCTTTTAATATCCATCTAATCACTCTCCCTTCTCAAATCCTATATAACTTTCATCCGGATTATAATTCATGCAAATACTTGCATATTCGCATGGTGTGAAGTACGCTTTACAATTGCAAGTGTTTTTATAAAGTTTGCTTTTATCATTTTCTGCAACTGTTATCTCACCAGCAACAGTTGATAATTCCTCAATAACGCTTGCAATATCACCATCAGACAATACCACTTCGAGTAATGTTATCTTGCTTTCGGTGTCTTCATCATACCAAGCAACCATGCGTTCAAAGAACTCTTCCTCACTCTCTGCCTTTTTCTGCCTGATAGTAGGCTTTTTGCATATTGTATAATATGCTTTTCTTGCACCTGTGAGATACATATATACAGCCAACTGTTCATCCCATTGTAGGTTATATTTATATTCCTCTAAATCAATACCTGTTGTCTTATGTTCTACTATAGAACCATCCTCAGCAATGCCATCAGCTCTCCCTACAAGCTTAAAAGTATTCATATCCTTTTCTAACCACTTTTCAGCTCTCTTGTAAGATAATCTGGGATAGATATACTTTTTGTAAGCACAAGCCATAGCACATGGCTTAGTATACTCTATATCAAAATCCCCATTTTTGTTTAACTCTTCAATAAACTCATGATATTGTGTGCCTGTTTCCAGTGCATCTGACTTTTTAATCGGAATCAATTTTTCAATATACTTAAATTCATATGCACGCCTGCACGCCTTAAAAAGCTTTGCCCTTGATACGCTTAATCTTAAAAGATTATCGTCTGCCAATGTTTACTCACCTCCCTTTTTCTTCATTGCCAATTCAATTTTCGCACGTGTTAAGTCAGTTGGATTTTGCAAGCCTTTTTCCACATAATGGATTGTCTGTACTGTTAGTTTGCAAAGTTTTGCAAAATCTTTTTGTGACATATTGTTTTCTGCTCTAAATCGAATCATATCTTCACTTAATCCCATTGCCCTTACCTCCTTTCCTTTTATAAAAGAATAACACATATTTTTATTTATGTCAATATTTTTTTTACTTTTTTATATTTTTTTATTCCTGAAATCTGATTTTTGTTACTGCAAGAAATCTTTAATAGACATTTGTTTATCTTTGGGTAAAATACACATTTCTTCTTTTGCCCTTCGATAAAATTTTTTATTTATTTCAAATCCATAAAAATTTCTTTTAGTTTCTAAACAAGCTCTTCCTGTTGAACCGCTACCGAAGCAAGGATCAATAACAACATCCCCTTCATCCGTGAATGTTTCAATCAACTTTTTCAACAACTTAACAGGTTTTTGAGCAGGATGTATTTTGGGGATATCCTTTCCGTCTCTTTCCCACTCAAACCAGTCAAAAACCATATGCCCTGTTCCTCGGATATTTTTCCCATTTTCATCAACCTGTAATCCGTTTCTAAACTTTGGAAGTTTATCCCGGTAAAATAGTAATGCGTGTTCTGTTGCTCCAACAACTCGCATATTTGCTTTTAGAACTTGTGGAGAATAATTCTTGATAAAATACAAAGGAATGTATTTTTTAAAACCTTGCTTTTCCGCCGCTTTAATTAAATCATGTTGTTGCTCAAACGAGCAAAAAACAATCATACAAGGGCTATCTGAACTTCTTCCTCTGCCTTGCGCCTTTGTATCTTCTTTTCTCATTAGCCTTGAACAGAAATGAAAATATTCATATACATTAAAATTATAATCACTTGCAAATGCACTTTTTCCTGCAAGTTTACTCTCACCATTTTTATTATCCCCTCCAACGTACCACATCGGATTTGAGCCGTAAAAGTTATTCCCCACGTTGTATGGAATATCTGCAATAATTAACTGCGCCTTTTGTATTGGGTACTTTTTCCAATTCTGCATAGAATCCTGATATAATTCTGTTTTTAAGCTCGTTCCCATTTCACACCTCCTGCTCTTTCTTTTAATCCACTCGTCACCTGACGGATAGCCGAAGCATTGATTCCTGTTTTTCTTTCTGCATCAATAGACGAATCATATATTATACCCGTATCAACGCATCTTATTTTTTTTCCTACTGTTGAACGACCAAGTTTTCTATAGGCGTGACGTAAATTATCACCCTTTGTTACCCATTCCAAATTACTCTTCTTGTTGTTAAGTTTATTTCCATCAATGTGATTGACTTCTGAATATCCTTGTATGGGGTTTTCAATAAAAGTTTCTGCAACAATTCTGTGTACTTCTTTTACCTTTCTAACTCCATCTTTGCATAAACTAATCGCTTTATATCCCCTATCATTAACCATCTGTTTCATTGGTCTGTTTCTATAAAGGGAGTACAATTCTCCGCTTTCTGAAACAAGATAGAGTCCTTCGTATCCTCTTACATAACTCCACCCTTGCATACTATCGTTGTATAATTCACATTTAATTTTGTTGTTCATTGTTTTAATCATCCTTTCTATTATAAAAATCTTCCACACGATATTGACGCATTTCATCACCCAATAATTCATGAGCATAGTCGGTGAACTTTATTTTTGAATAAAATACGCCTTTCCCACATCTACCTCTTTCAGGTACTTTTTTAATAATTTCCATGCCGAATTTTTTCGCCGACAACTCATATTCATTATTGGCTTTTGCCCACTTTATATATAAAGCGAAAAGGTCACTAGCCATTATCTTTTCACCGTCTGAATAATCAATAATCAAACATTGCTCTACAAATCCGGCTATCAAATCCATTTCCTGCTTGTAATCTTTTGTTGCTTCAATTACACATTCAGGCTCGTCTAAGCCCTCAGCCTGCCACTTGATGCACCCTTCTACAGCCCATGCAAGTATTTGTGGAAACTCTTTTCGCAACTTGTATTTAAGGTTTTTATCTACCTTTTCTTTCGGAATATTGACTTCAAACGGAATCAGCTTTATTCTTCGCCATATACCCACATCAGTACCCCTGACTATGGGCTTGTGATTTGTGGCAACCCAGATTTTAAATTCTGGCGTGTATTCAAATTCATCACCATAAAGAAATCTACAAGTTACCTTTGAACCACCTGTTAACTGCTTTAGTAGTCCTTCATTCAGTCGTACACCTTGATCAGGTTCTTCACAAGTTACAAACCTTGCTGATTTTAACCTTGCTATATCAGAGTTCGCACCACCGCCGGAACTACCCAGGCGACTCTGCAACATAAGTGTGTCAGGTTGAGCGTTACTAGCATACGTTCCCATCAAATCAGCAATGGTGTCCAAAAAAGTGGACTTACCATTGTTACCCATGCCATATAGAAAATATGCACACTGTTCACGGTTACTGCCAGATAATGAATACCCTACACATTTCTGGATATAATCCTGTAGTTTTTTGTCACCACCTGTGACATCGTCCAAGAATTTAAGCCACATTTTAGGCTTGCGCCTTTTTTCGTCATACTCAGCATTGCATATCTTGCTCATTAAACATACGCTCTCATGTGGCATAAGCTCGCCATTTTTAAGATTTACAATTCCATTCTGCACATTGAGATAATCCGGGAACGCATCCATGAGGTCAGGTGATATCGGTATGTCATACAGATGCTGACATTCTTTAATCATGGCTTCTTTTGAATTACTGCCTGCCGTTTTTTTGGCAAATTTTAGTGCTTTTTCCTGTAAATCATCATCAGGAATATTGACGGCATCACGTTTTAAGTCTTCGCAAATTTCATCAGCAAGTTTTTTGATAGCCCCACTTTCATCCAAAACCCATTGCTTTTCAGTCCAAACGTACCATTTTTTGCGGTTGTAGGAATAATGGATAATATTGCCAAACCTATCATATAACCTATGAGCATTGCCAGTGTCGGTCATATCGTAAGCTTTTTTGTTGTCGTCTTTTGCTCCAACTTTGCCATCTTTGAAAAACGCTACCGCAAGGCTTGTGTCATCGCTTTCCACCCTCGGTTCGTATACATCAGCACAATCAGCACAAGCTTTCATAATAAGTAAACTTCCATATGTTTCCGTGCCACGCTTTTTATCCCATTTATCACGCATTAACCCAGACGTTCTAAATATCCTGTCCATCTGTGTTTCATTTCTGCCTGTCCAGAAAGCTAAATGATTGCATAAAGCTAAATCAGCTTCGGACTGACTCCGATATAATCCCTCCCATTGCCCTGCATAAAGCATGCTGAATAGTTGACCTGTTTTACAATTTCTCGCTTTATCAATTACTTCATAATCTTCCAAATCCACAACGGCCTGTCTGCGTACTTGTATCTTCGGTGTGGAAGAGGGTAGATACTTACTATGTAATACCTTAATCGGTTCGGTACAATCCTTTACATGAACATAAGCAGGATTGTATATGTTGCCGGTACAAATGAAATAACGCCCTGAGCTATACATTTCAACATTACCTTTTCGTCTTGCTCCATCAGGCAAGACACCCTTACAAATGATATGTAGACCTGTTCCGCTCTTGCTTATCTCTGCATAGCTTTGCAGGGTTTCCACAAATTCATCACACAAGTCTACATCATCAAGACAATGGTCAAGGTCTACTCCGAAGTATCCGGACTTACCATCAAACATAAAACCCAAACCATCGAATCCGAATGTATCACAAGCTTTACAAGCTTGCTCGAATGTTCCCCATGTTTTAGGATTATTTGACTGAGCGTTCTTACCTGTAGATGGATTCTTAGGCGTTTTGTCCACACCGCGCCAACATACCCAATTATTAAGCCGTTTAAGCTCTTGTGGGATATTTTCAATCTTTGTTTTCATGCTCTTCTTCTCCTTGCAATCTCAAAATCTCACTCTCCATAATTAACCAACGGTTGCTCCCGGCTATCTTTTTAGCCTTAATCTTCCCAGTCCTTGCCCATTCTCTGGCTGTTCTTACTTGCAATCCAAGTAATTTTGCTGTTTCAACAATATTGTATCCCTTTTCCATCGTATCCTGCTACTAAAAACATATACAAATGTGTATATGCTAGATGATTCGCTACAATCTCACGATTTGTAGTTACTGCTTCAATGTGTATGCTTTGGTGGTTGCAAGCAACACACTACTCACAAGTTCTTGTACACTCCACAGTCGTAAATTCCCGACTTAGCCATCGGTACATATCCATATTGCCTTGTGTGTGACTTTATATGGATTTCATCTAAATAGTAGACTCTCCTTTCTTAAAATTTTAGTTTTTTGCTACTTGTTTTTCGTAGACTTATACCATTACTCAAACACAACCATCAGGTTTCTACACCGTAGTTAGCAGGACTGTTTCAACCTGCTCTGGTATTTCCTGTGCTTTCAGTAGTTTTAAGTCACCAACTAATACCTTGGATTTTAGGTATTTTTGAGCATATTTGCTCACATTTGATAATATTTTTAATTACTTGCTTTTACCTCCTCTCATGATTTTATTTTTCAACAACTTACTACACTTATCATTATGACATGTATAGCTATATATGTCAATATTTTTATATATATTTATATTTCAATGTAACATTTTTATATAAAATAAAAAAGTATATATAAAAATATAAAATATATAGAAAGTTTAGAGAAAACGCTTAAAATGTTTCATCCATACACTCATGCTCTCCTGGATGGGGGCTTTGAGCAGTTCCCAAAGTTCGTCCGCATCTATCATTCGCATTGCGTTGCCTCCAGTTTCTCCCTGATTTCTTCATGCTTTTTTTCTATAATCCGGGCAACGAGTTCCGGTAAAGAAATTTGCGCTTGCCCGGTTTCTTTGATTTGCGCTTGTGCATAATCATATATCGCTCTTGCCTGATCTTTGGTAAACTGAAATGCTATCACATCATCCCGACGCTCAACCCCGACTATAAGCAAACTGCCTCCGCGATAATCGCCGCCACGTTTCTTCGCCTCGTACTTGATTGCCATGCAAATATCGGAGATAAGCTGAATCTTATCTTCGCTCACATCGCCTATCAGAAATGCGGCTTCGGTTGCACCTTTTTCCTTCGCTGCCGTCATAATACACTGTTCAAATGTGCTAACCGCTTGTTCATTTAAGCACCGCAGGTCGGTTATTTTAATTTTCCACTTTCCGACCTTGTACTCAATCATTGGCAGTTCAGGCAACATAGAAAATTCTCCCGGAATCCCGAATATACTACCGTCTACAGGTGTTCTCTTGTATTCCATATATAAATCCTTTCTGCCCTCGTGACCTCCGGGGCGGGTTGCTTATCTTGTATATTCTATTTGTTATCTTGCTTTAAAACTCAACACTCATTTTCTTTTCTGTGTTCCAGTACGGTGCTATCTGAACATAGCCCGTTTCTTTTACAACCCTGTATTTACCTGTGACAGTTTTGAAATAGATATACTTTCTACCTTCCTTAGTAATCTCACATTCCGCAACTTTTCCTCCGATGTAATGTAATTTCATTTTCTTTTCCTCCTCCCCGTGTAACCGTTAGGTCAGCTTTGACTTTATGCAAGTACGCAATTTGCAACGTTTATTTTTCTTCCGTCTTCAAAATAGATATAATCAGCAATCCAACGACCATATCTGTCCTTGTACTCTCTTTTGTTTGTTACCTTACCAATATAACCATGTTTAATAGTTCTTCCCTTTACGACTTTAGCCATATCACCGATTAAAATACATCCGTTGTCATGGAGATAAATTTTCTTCACTTCTTCGTCAATTTCCATATAGTAAAGTTCATCATTATCCCTGCTACAATCAGCATAGTCATAATCACGCACACATTTTGTTTTTACCTCTTTTGTCGTTGGGTTATAAAAAGTAGCAACAACATAAGAACCGCCGCTTTGTCCTATTTTATAAAAACCTTTTTCTAACATTTTTTTATCCTCCTTTATTTTAATTATGCAAACGATCACATGCTTTTTTAAGAACATTCATGGGTATATCATTTGTTATTATAAAATAGCCCTTTTCATTCATGTCGTTATCATTCATAAAATGAAGAGATGCTTTGAATTTGTTTTTTGTAACTTGAGTTAAGCCCTCAACCTCATTCGTGTACTTAAATTGTCCAATTACTTCAAAATCACTGCTTAATATTGTGTAATCATCAAGGTTATAAAATTTTGCATCCATATCTTTGTACCTCCATTTATTTTTTATTTGTTTCTTTATTATTTTCATGAATTACAATAAGCTATAGTTATTATTTCTTTATTATTCTTAAAAATTGCTACCCTATAAAATAACTTATCAGTAAAATTAAACTCACTATAGCACTTTTTAGCCTCAGCTATAGCTACATTTTTGTTATCTGTTTCGCTTACTATAACGTTTTTAGCATCTTTGCCAATACCAACCTTTTTTACTAAATATCTCATAAGTTTGTACCTCCGTTTATTTTTTATTTGTTTTTTTATTATGTATTCATTATAACTCATATATATGTATATGTCAATGCTTTTTTTAATTTTTTTTTAATTTTTTTAATTTTTTTTATTTTTTATAACAAAAATAAAAGCCCTTTATAGGGCTTCTATTTTTCTTAGAATACTTTGATATAATGGTGGATTAAGCACCGACAAGGCACTCATTGCATCATCCATTATTTCAAGTATTTCTTCAATATTCTTTTCACACGCAAGCTTGCCAAAATCTGTATCACTGGAGTAACTCGCTTCTTTACTTTTAGACATAAAACTGTAGGCAGGTTGTTCTTCCAATGTTTCCCCGAATAACTCTTTCTTTAATGTCAGGAAAGATGCAAGCTTTATACACGTGTTCGCTGTAGGATTCCTCACTCCCTGACACTCAGCGATAGCTTCATCAAGGTCTTCTTCTGTTATCATGGGAGTAACACCTCCCCTACATCTGTTCTATCTTGCGAATAAATTTCTGAAATTCCATCCGGGTTCTTTCATCAGGGGCATCCTGCATAAGCTCTCTAAGCTCCATAATCATACCATCATTAGCCATAGAGTAGCCTTGCTCTCTTGAGTATCTGCCCATGGAATCACGTCTTGCATTTCTTCCACGTGCATAAGACCCTCTGCCACGTGCGTATGAATGATCGCTGTCTGCTTCCATCATAGCCATTGTGGTCTTAATAGACTTAATAGCGTGCGTGAGTGCGTCTATATCGCTCTTTAACGCATAATCTGATAAATTGACCATCTGATTATTAAAGTCTGTTTTAGGGGTATTTTCTTGCGATTCTGAGGTATTTTCTTTTACAAGCCGATATTTGTCAAAAGTAGGCTGGTCTAGCTGAGAGTATCCCATCCTTTTATTTATTTGATAATAAAAAAATAACACGAAAAAAGCACCCTTACAATGAAGTAAAAGTGCTCTTTTCGTGAAGAAAACAAACAATAATAAAAAATATATAGGAGGTCAAATAAAAAGAAAACTATCAAATTTTAATTTTTGAGAATAAACGTTCTTCGCCTTTTTTGACAATAGTTTTGATTTGTCTTACTGATAAATCAAACTCTTCGCTTAATCTCTCGTATATTATACCATCAAGTAAGCGTCTTTTCAAGATTTTTCTATCTCTTTCATTAAATATCCATAAATCTATGAGATTTTCAATCTCCGGTCTTGATAAGTCAGGGATCATCGCCTTACCCTTGTTCCTCTCGTTTTCTTATTTTTCCGAGTTCTTTTCCGGGTTCTTTTGATTACTATAATCCTTGCCATAATTTATATCACCATCATTCCCTACATAATTTGCTGTGCCATTTTTAGCATCCACATCGACAGTGGATTTTGTTGATGTATAGTCGTACTGACACCACTGATATAACCATATTGCATTGCTAAAAAATAACAAAAAAATTACCAAAATCAAAACAAAAACAATTCTTTTTATTATTCTTTCATTCCTGATCTGTTCGCCTTCATAGACAAGATAAGGCACTGTCTGTAAGTGTTCATCCATATACCTTTCCCCTTTTATTACACATTGATAATAACATGCTTACCTGCCTTTAATGGCATATCTCCCTTTTTCCACTTTTTCTTCGCAGATTCTACCGATATCTTTTCGAATAACTTAGGAAAGCTTTTTACGGTATGTTCAATCATTGTAGCCGTCGTGAAACATCCAACCATCTTTTGACCATATGTTATATTGATACAAGTGGCGGCAAAGGATGAGCAGTCACAGTTACACTTTGGAAACGTACCTTTCTTTATTGCATTTTTAATCTTTGAAAAACTCCAATTAAGCTTTTCACACGCATTATATAAGCTACCTCTATCGGCTTGATTATATCCAGTGTGGTTATCATTTGCTAAAAAACGTGCTATTTTTGCGCACCTTCGTCCTGCGGCGGTATCTTTGAACCTTACCACACAATTTTGTCCAAAGTCGTAGTAATCGCCCACTTTTACTTCTCGCCCTGTTTGGTCGCCTTTTTCTCCACCTGTAGCGTGTCCATTTTCTCCGATACTTGCCCATGCAAACTTATTCTCCATGTTTATGTTCCTCCTTTTATTCAATCAAAATAATAATCATTATCGACTTCCGGCAATCCTTTTGCTATGCTTGTCAAGATTGATAAAATACCTGCCAGTAATGATGTTGAGCCTACAACTAGCCAATTCACTTCATTCATTACAGTTGATACCCCTATGGTAGATACTGCCGTCTGGCAAAAAGTCTTTAATGCACGGATAGCCATTGCCTTTATAAACTTTTTTGTTCTTATATTCATCCCACTTTTTCCTCCAAATCGGTGATCCTATGATTCGATACTTTTAGTTTTTCATCAAATAGTTTTGCGGATTCTTCTAGCTTATATGTTCGTTCAATCAAAGAGTTGTGAGCATCCACACGCTTCGTCAATTCGTCGATTTTATAGCTTATCAATGCTTCCGTTTTTTTTGATTGAGTTAAATTAGCCAAAACACTAACTATAATCATAGCTCCTGCCGATATTATTGCCGTTAAAATATCAATCATCTTCAATAATCCTTTCTAAGCCTGATAAAACAGTTGGCTTGATTGAAATAGACTCAATTTCTGCCACTGTGATTGTATAAATTCCTGCTATTTCAATTTCAAACTCCATCAGTTCTTTTCGTTCTTTTAGGTACTGATCAAAACATTTTGGCGGTATCGTAAAAGTTCCATCCGGTTTAATCGCTTGACCATCCTCACCGACCTCAGCGTATTTTTCAATCAATTCCTTCTCATCTGTGGCAAGCTCTACCATTTTTTCATTTAACAGTTTTAAATTTTTAGACACTTTTAACGCAGTCTTAAAAGGCATCTCTTTTTCGGAAAGTTCCTTAACCGCACTGGCAAGAGTCGCTAAATCGTTATTAGTTATTTTCATTCGTTTCCTCCGTTTCTACAACAAAATCTTCCACATATGCATAAAACTCGTCAATGTCATTATCACAAACCTGCTTGTTTTGTTTGTATAATTCTGTATTCAAAAAGTTGGCGGTTATTGAATGATTGCCATCATTGTGGTTGATATTGGCGAATAATTGAATAACCTGAGTATTGTTAATTAAGACCTCTCCATTGATATTAGTTGTTTTTTGCTGAATGTTTAACATAAAAAATCTCCTTTCTATTGGTTATAAATTGAATTTACCTCGTCCGTAAACCGTTTAATTGTGGCGTCTGTCATTGCTTTATCTTTTAGGTATGCTGTCCTGTTTAATATGTTTGTATCAATGTAACATGAGCCATTATCTCCAAAAGTGATGACTGCATGTACTTGTGCCACCTGTTCTTCATCGTCATTATTTACTTCCATGTGCAAAATCATTTGCTTAGTTGTATTTGTAATCATACTTTCTCCTATCTTGCGTATACAGAAACGTTTACTTGTGACGTGTAATCTGTACCGTCCTGATGCACACGGTCAGCATTGAAGGAATATGTACTATTTGAACGACTCGCACAAAGAACCCAAGATGAACCATCTGATGTATTTGTTGTACCGCCGAAAAAATGTCTATTGCCACCTAACGCAGATGCCACGAAATAAAAGGTCTCGGCATAAAATCCTAAATCCAAAACAACAAAAAATTCTGTATATGTGCCTGTGTATGTTAACACAGTATTCCCAGTAGTACTACCTAGCTTAGTCCATGTTAATAACCATGTGCTAAAGTTTGCCTTACTTGTCTTTCTTATCCACCCACCTGAGCTTACAAAAGCAACATCAGACGTGAAAGAGTTTATATCTTCAGCATCACCAGACATATTGTAATAAACGGCTTTTACCCGTCCTTCTGATGTTCTTTTAACTATCGTGCTTGCACCTGCGGATTCATCAGGACTACTGTTTTGTAAAGTATCAGCATTAGCACAACTTCCTGAGCTAGTAATATATCCACTATCGTTAGTTAGTTGACTTAGCTTAGTCGGAATTTCATCTGCCCTTGCAATTCTACGCCAATCACCCCAAGTATCATAATCGCCATTACGATTACGAATATATAAATTTGAACCTTTCTCATAATTCAGTATCATTTGCCAACAATAATTCTCACCTTCCCCTGAAAATGTGACAAGTGTACCAGCAACAGGAGCACCGTGGCTTGGATAAACAAAATGTATTCCATCACGTAAATTATCAACATTCAGACTACTTGTCTTTGGCCACCAATTACCACGTTCAAGGTAGTTAGCGCTTGTAGGTATAGTAGGCGTTCCACTTATCTCCGAATAACTATAACTCGGCTTTGTGCTTGCCTTAGCCCATGAATATACATCGCTTGCAGGTAATGTAGTAGGATAGGCGGGAAGACTTACCACTCCTGATGATGGATTATAAGCGGTACTTCCAAC